ATTAAGGCCGGAATATGACAGTATCAACTTCAGTTCCTACAACAGCTGTGCAAGTTTCACAGTTTTATGTCACTCTGTTGAAGGCTAACAAGACTGCTGGTGCTCTTCTCGGTGCAGATGTATTCTACGGTGACCAAACTAAGATTGCTGGACCTCGTACTGCTTGCATCGAACCCGGTCAAAAGACAAGTGAGTTCACTCGTTCTGCATCTGGGAGAGCAGTTAAGCGTGTATATCAGACTTACATATACGTTTATAGTAACTATACTAGCTCCGAGACTGACAATCGATTGGATTCGGACTTAACTGCCGAGGCTATTGAGGTTTTGATTCATCAGTATCCTACCTGTGGTGGCTTAGTTAACAGTGCGTTAGTCGAAACTATCGAACCCGGGTATGTTACTAAGTCTACTGGTACTACTTATGTAGCTAGTAGGCTTACGATTAACGCAATTAAGGAAGAATTCCTTCCACAATCTTTGGAGTGATATGTATAAGATTAAATATGACTCTCCAACACTCGGTAAAGGTGAAGTAGTTACTGTCACTGGTCTTGGAGAGTTAATTAATGGGAAATTCGTCGAGTTTCCTGATAACGCAAATGAGACTTTTAAAGCTGCTAACGGTGTTGTAGATATTGATGAAGAGGGTAATGCCTTCTTTGTTAGTGGTTTATCGTTAAAGGAAGCTTTCAAAGCAGACAAGTCATTTACTGTTGAGTTCGAAAAAGATACTCCTGCAGTAATTCCTACACCTACGCCTAATGGAGGCGCAAATGCCTGATATTGGCGCTAGTGGCGTTCTTGGCGTTGCTATTGAAGTTACATCTGGTACTTATTTAGCACCTGTTAAGTTCGTTCCTTTCAACTCTGAGTCTATTAAGTACAACATTAACCCTGTTGAGCGTCGTCCTGTGCGAGCTACAGCCGGTCTTGTTGGTCTTATCCCCGGTAACTCAACTGTTGAAGGCGATATCGAGTTCGACTTTACTGCTGATGTGTTCGCGCACTTCATGTTTGCAACTCGTATGACAGTTGTTAAGTCTGGTGCTGGACCTTATATCTATACTGGAACGCCTAGTGCGAATGCAATTCCTGTCAAAACACTCTCTATTTCGATCAAACGAGGTACTGAGGTCTTTGGTTATACAGGTTGTGTCGTTACTGGCTTCACAATTTCCATTGGTGACGATGGTAAGATGGTATGTACAGTCTCTATTCTAGGTCGTACTGAGACTACACAGGCTGCTTTGACCGCAGTTTGGCCTACAGCGCCTGTTTTCCAGTCTGGTATGTACTCTTTGCAGATTCCTACAGCTACTCAAATCTTCGATGCTGACACATTTGAGTTCTCAGTTGAGGATAATGGTCAGGCTAATGGCAGAATTAAGAGCACTGTCGGTGCTGCATTCGTTAACTTCGGTGAATCAAATGCATCAATTAAGACTGCTCGAGATTTTGCTACTCGTGCTGATTATGACACGTATAAGGCTGGTACGGCTAGCACAATTACGCTTCTTGCAACGGCTGATGCCAGCAATATCCTCTCGATTCTTGCACCTGTGGCAATTAAGAACTCGTATGAGGTTAATATTGGTGGACAGGGCGATTTGCTCCGTGCGTCAATTGAGTATAACTGTGTGATCGACGCTACTGGTAAGCATTATCAGATCGTCCTCACTACAGCTGAAAGCATTGTCTAATAAAAAATCCGGTGTGCTGGGCCGGTTACATTTAGTGGCTGGCCCAGCAGACCTACAGGCACTATACAAGGAGAAACTAATGCCTAAAGCTTATACAACAAGAGACACAGTCCATGAGGATTTGAAGTCTTGTGAAGGTGGCTTTGTCGTTCTTAAGCGTATGACTTATGGCGATAAGCTTGAACGTCAGGAACTGGTTAAGATGGGTATTTCGCTTAATGCAGGTAAAGATGCTATGGGCGAGATGGCTATGGCTAATAAGAAGGCTACGTATCTTGAGTTTGCTGGTTGTATTGTTGAGCATAATCTTGAGAAAGATGACAACGGTACAATGTTCAACTTCAAGAACTCTGCTGACGTAGATGCGCTAGACCCACGAGTGGGTGAAGAAATCAACACACTCATCAGCGAAATGAATAACTTCGATTCTGATGATGTAAAATAATAAAAGGTCGCATTCGTTCGCGGGTAGTAACTGGTGATAACAGTAAGCATGAGTTCTTTAGTGAAGTAAACTTCGCTTTAGAACTATACAATTACTGCAAAACGTTCCATGTGCTACCCGCAACGGGCGGCCTTTTCGAGCAAGATGCCTATTACATGTTATTGCTCGATTTTGTAATGTCTGCGGTTGAAGAAAAGGCAGAACTCGATGCCAAAGAGGCCAAGAGAAAGGGGGCGCGATGAGCTTTTCTGCACATGAAATGATGATTTTCTTACGTGTACGAGATGAGGCTTCGCGCATCCTTGGTCGTTTCGCTAGAAATGTTCAGGGCGTAAACCAGAAAGTAATTTCTGCCAATAATGACAGTATTGCAAGTGCTATGAAAGAACGCAATACTCTCACAGGAAATGCAAATGCAGTAAAAGCTGCTTCACGCGAAAAAATTACTGCAATGAATAAAACCATTGCAACGCATCGTAATGCAATTAAGATTCAACAGCGTGAGACAGAAGCTGTACGTACAAATAAAGCAAAAGAAATTGTATCGTATAAGCAGATGGCTGCTGCTACAAAAGAGATTTATGCTAATGATCAAAAGACAATGGCGAAAGTTCTAGCTGCTCTTCGTAAAGAACATGAAGCTAAGAAACTCGAGTTTGATGAAGAGTTAATTGGCTTACGACAAGTGATTGCAAAGAAAAAAGAATATCTTAGATTAGTTGATGGTAAAAAGCAAAAGGAAGCTCAAGCTACTGCTGCTGCAATTGCTGGTACTAATAAAGAAATTGCTAAACAGAAGGAGCTAGAGCAAGCTGCAAGAAACGCAAACCGTACAGAACGTGCTAGAGCCTCTGCTAAGATTGCTGCTACACATAAGCAGGTTCAAGCTCTACAAGGCTCTGGAATGGCTCTCACAACTGTGGGAGCGGCTGCTGCGGCTGGCGGTATCGTTACAGTTATGGCTCTTAACAATGCGTCTGACGCTGCGATTGAGTATAGAAAAGCTGCAACAACTACATTAACTCAGGTTGATGATAAATTTAAGACTACTCTTGAAGATATTGTTAACATTGGTCAGAATGTAGCTAGCAAATTTGCTGTTCCGATTGATGAGATGCAAGGTTCTATGTATGACTTGTACTCATCGATGGATGTTAAGAATAAAACTGTAGCAACTAACTTCATGGTACAAGCAGCTAAGGCTGCTGTTGGTGGTTCAACTGATATTAAGTCAGCAACTGGATCACTTATTAGTACGTTAAACTCGTACCAACTTAAAGCAAAAGATGTTACAAAAGTGAATGATGTGATGTTCCAGTTAGTCCGTAAGGGCGTTGGTAACTTCAAGGAATTCACTAGTGCAATGGCAACTGCCAACCCTTCTGCTCACCGTGCTGGACAGACTTATCAAACTACAGCTGGTATGCTTGCTCTCTTGACTCGAAACGGTATTAAGAGTGCTAAGGCTGGAACGTCTGTTGCACGCGCATTTGATGCTATTTCTAATCCTATTACTGCGAAGAATTTCAAGGAAATGGGAATGAAGATTTATGATTCCACAGGTAAACTTAAGCCTATGGTTAAGATCGTAGATATGATGAAGAATTCTATGAAGGGGCTTACGCAGGAACAGAAAACTGCTAAGCTCAAGGATATGTTCCAAGGTTCTGGTGGAACTATTCAAGCATTGCGATTCTTCAATACAGCATTAAACGATACTCAGGGCGCATATAAGGGCCTTACAAATGATATGAAGAATGCATCTAATGTAACAGATAAGAATGGTAAGAAGATGGGTGCTGCTGCTATTGCTTACAAGCAGATGGCTGGCACTGATGCTTCCAAGATTCTTATTGCACAGAACAAGATGGCTATTGCTTGGCAGAAAATCGGTGACGCTATTATGCCAGTCAAGACTGCTATAATGGAGTTTTTCGGACAACTTGCTGATTGGTGGAACAAGCTTTCACCACAGCAACAGCAAGGTATTGCTCAATTTGCTGCTATCTCAGCTGTGATTCTTGTTGTTGTTGGTTCGATCACTACATTTGTTGGTGTTGTGATGTTACTTGCTGGTGCGTTCTTAGCTCTAGATGCTGCTGCATGGCCTGTGGTGCTTGTTGCGCTAGCAATCGTAGCCGCGATTGCACTGATTGCATATGCTGCGTATCTCATTATTTCTAACTGGGGAAGTATTTCAAAGTTCTTTGTTGACCTTTGGAATACAGTCTCTACGTGGACAGTAAATACTTGGAATAGTATTTGGGGTTTCATTACAACAACATTCAATAACATCGTAAATGCTGTTGTCGGATTTGCTTCTGCTGTCGGAAAATGGTTTAAGGATACATGGGATAGTGCCTCAAAAGGCGTGTCTGATTTTATGACTGCAATTGGAAACTATTTTAGTAACATGTGGTCTACATATATTCTCCCTGCTCTTAGCGGACTATGGGAAGGATTGCAGACTTATATTGCTACATTACTTTCTGTAATCATTGCACTATTCACTGGTAAATGGGGAGAAATTCCTGGCATCATTCTTTCAGGACTATCAAAAATCACAGAGTTTCTTGTAGTTGGTTTTGCTAACTTCGCTAGTGTATTCATCGGGTTCTTTACTGATGTATCAACTAAGTGGAGTCTGTGGTGGCAATTACTTGGTGAAGCTGCTGGTACTAAAGTTGGTGATTTTGTGAACTGGGTTAAGTCAGTTCCAAGTATGATTATCAGTGGATTTATGGGACTAGCTGTTCTTGGTCCTAAGGTAGGCGCTTGGTTTAATGATATGCGTCTGGCTGCTGTTAAAAAGGGTGACGACTTACTCACTTGGGTAAAGAGTATTCCTACTCTAATCACTAATGCCTTAAAGGGACTCAGTGATTTACTAAGTGGCATCGGTGGTGCTATCATTTCAGGTCTCTGGAATGGTATGAAGAAGATGTGGGATGACGCTAAGGGATGGATTACTGGTATTGCTGATTGGATCAAGCAACACAAGGGTCCAATTAGTTATGACCGAAAGCTCTTGCGTCCTGCTGGTAAGGCAATCTTTGAAGGATTCAATGATGAACTGCTTTCTGGGTTCAAGGATACAAAGAAAATCATTGGACGAGTTGGTCCTTCGTTAACAATTGGTAATGCAACTGGTTTGGCATATAGTTCTACCGGAGTCGGTATGAGTAATTCCGGAGCTACTATTCATATGCCAATTTACACTAACGAGATTGACCCTGTTAAAAATGCGGCTGATCTTGGGTATGAAGTTTCACAAAGGTTGGGGTTGTAATGGTTGCGCCTGTGCTCAATCCTTACGAGTATCAGTATACGGATACGGGCGTGCTGCTTAATAACAGCACGGCCCTCCCGTTTATTGATATCTCGAACATTCAAGGATTAGATTTACCTGCTATCGACTCAGTCGATTCAGAATATGATAGTCGGCACGGTGGTTACGTCTACTCACGCTTTGTGAAAATCCGTACTATCGTGTTGGACGGTACGCTTTATGCAAATGCTGCTTCGATTGACACAACTATCGAGGCATTGATCGCAAACTTTATGCCACGGATCGCAGATGCTCCATTTTATTACCGTGGTGCAGGTGTTGCACAGCGTTATATCATGTGCAAGCCAGTAGGATTCAATTTCAATATCACAGCACTACGTAACAATGGTTCCTGTGATATCCAGATTCAATTTAAAGCTGGTGATCCTGTTAAGTACGTCGATGATGCTGATACTGCTGTAACTTCTGGGACAGCGTATGCAATTACTAATAATGGTAATACAGAAACTTATCCTGTATTTACTATTTCAGGAGTAGCTGCTGAAGTAGCAATGGTAAATACTGATACTGGTGAAACAGTAACGCATACGTTTACCACAGATGCGGACGACTCAATTGTAGTTGATTTTAAGACTCGTAGTTGTTTGTTAAATGGTGTAAAAAACTCAAGTTATCTTACATCACTCGGATGGTGGTCATTTAAACCTGGAGTTGCAACTAACTTTAAATTACTCGCTACTGCCGCAGAATCAATGATTAACCCGGGGTGTGAAGCTGACTTTGGAACGGGTTATGCTGTAGGAGCTAACTGGACAGGTACGCAACAGTCAACAGCTGATAAACATAGTGGCTCTAAGAGCCTGCGTATGGTGCGTAAGAATAAGACAGCCGGTTCAGGCACCGTAGTGGTCCCTACGACCCTCACAGGGTTAGCAGCAGGCTCCTACACAGCTTCAGTCTGGGTTAAGGGTACGATGCCCAACGTTAACGTGGCTGTATTAAATGGTGCAACTACTGTGGCATCTGTTACATTATTTCCTGTAAGTTCTACAACATGGCAAAAGATTCAACTGAGCTTCACACTTGCTGCAGTATCTGGTTTAATGACATTTTCTATCACAGATACTGGTCAAGTTGCATCAAAGCTTGCTAAAGGCAAGACACTGTATATGGACGATTTCTCATTCAAAGCTACAACAGCTGTTGTTACTGCTGTGGTAAGCTCTAAGGACGGATGGCTCTAATGGCCGATTTTATTCTGCGCTTACAGTACCGTGACGGTACTTATATTGGAGAACCACCGTTCTTTGATCTACAAGGTGAGTTCAGGATGAATGAACCAGATGAGATTAGATTCAGCTTAAGTTCACTTGATCTGATAAACTATGTGGACCCCGTTTCGCAGTTAAAGGAAGGTCTTACTGAGGCTATTCTTCTGCGAAATGGTGTCCCTATTTTTACTGGTCCTATCTGGACTATCACCTGTACTAGCAATGATAAGGTATTAAAGTGCGTTGCCAATGATGTTTCTAGCTATTTAGGACACAGAAATGTCGTTGTAGCCACAAAATTTACTAAGAAACGTTATGCGGCAGCTGTTTGGAAGCTTATTCAGGACACACAAGCACGTTCTTATGGTGATCTTGGCATCACTTTAGGTCAAGATGCTCTTACAAACCCCACAGGAACGTTTAGTTATGCTGCAAAATCTGGTAAAACTATCCTACAAAGTATTCAAGACCTAGCAGATGGTACAAATGGATTCGATTGGGACATAAATCCTGCTCGACAGTTGATGATGTACTACCCAAGAATCCAAACTCCATGCACTTTAACACTAGAGTACGGTGGAAACATCAAAAATTACTCAGTTCAGGGTATGGGAGCATACGTTGCTAATGAGGTTTTTGCTCGTAGTGGTAGTAAAGTAGTATCAAGTACGTACTCTGACCCCACTTCTCAAGCATTTTTCGGTCTTAGACAGTACGCTGTGTCTAGTAGCAGTGTTAAATCTAAGACAAAACTTGATGCTTTAGCACGAGGAACACTGAATTTACGTAAAAATCCAAGATTAATTCCACAACTTACTATGGATTCTGAACTAATTAATCCTTTTGAAGGGGATATTGGTTACGGATACTTGGTAAATACTGTTATTAATGATGGTTGGGTACAGTTTAATGGAACAATGCGTTGTTCTGGATTCCAATTAACTATCGGAAAACATGGAGATGAGACGTTCGTCCTCTATATTAACGATACTAGAGAAATTGAGGATACGTCAGTATGAGACGGCCAAAATTAGATGACATTATCAGTGATATTTATGAGCATATGGATAATGTTGAGACAGAAGATACAGACTTTGGTGACTCAGCTAACACAAATGTTGAGATTCCAGTAATCACTGACTTAGCTGGTACTGTATCATACTATAATTCGTCTCTTACCAGGACGCCTTACGCAAGAATTACATGGACTTGGACTCGTCCTCCCATGCATGATGAAGATGGTGGTATTATTAACCCTCTTGATCCGCTAATTCTTGATGATATTAACTTCGATCCTGTTACTGACTACATGTTTGGTACTGCAATCAGTGGTGGAACACCCACATCGTATGCTTCTACAGCTGGATTGACTTCAACAATTACTGAGAATCATGCATTAGGTGCAGATATTACAGGAAGTGTGTACGCAGTTCTCAAGAGTGGTATTATTGGCCCTAAAATGAACTACACAACAGTAGTCACAAAGGATACAACAGCTCCTGGACAACCAAGTGCACCTACTTTAGTTAGTACAGCTTCAATTGTAACTGCTACATACGACGGTTTGTTAAATGGTGGTGGAGCACAACCTTCTGATTACAACTATACAGAGATTTTAGCAGGAACTGTTAACCCTCCGACTACTAAAGTTGGTGAAGCTAGGGGTCGTGGGCTGTATTCTTTCTATGCTACAGCCGGTACCACAGTTTATGTGCAGTTATTCTCCTATGATACCTCGCTAAATCGAAGTGTCGGCAGTCCTGTGGTATCAACGGTAGTTAAATCGGTGCTCGATGACACAGGATTAGTTGCTGCACTTGATAATAAGAAGGTAATCTATGCTCAGAATACTGACCCTGTAGGGAATGTTGGCGTAACTCTTCACGATGGTGACTGGTGGTTTGTAACTGATACCACTATCTCTACTAAAATCACTACAATGAAGATTCGTACTGGTGGAGCTTGGGTAACTGATACAATTCATGCTGCTACTGTTATTGCTGCTCAAAGTATCGTTGCTGGACAACTAGATGTAGATGCTGTGGTAGCATCAAACATTAAAGCTGGCGAGATTTATTCAAAATTGAGTACTACAAAAGAACTTAAAGCAGATGTAATCTCAGCTGGCATTATGAATGCAGCGATCACCATCTCAGGACTCTTCCAAACAGCAGCAATTGGGTCTGATAGAGTTGTTATGGATAGTACAGGTATCACATTGTTCCGACATAACACTGTTACAGGCAATGATGATATTGTTGTCAGCATTCCAGTAGTTGGAGATGCTCAATTTTTTGGAATGTTGAATGCTACTGGACTAACTGTTTTGGGTTTAATGTCTCTTAAGTCTATGGGTAACTCGATTGAACCCGGTGCCAATTTAATTCTTAATACCAAGGTTACTGCTCCTACTACTGGACCTTCTGGTTCGGCAGTTTGGGATAGCGTACAATGTGTTGATGGAACTGGGGCATCATTTACAACATGGAGCGGTTGTTCTTATGGAACAGGGTTTCTTACTCTTTTATATAATACTTCAACATTAGAAAGATACATTAATCAGAACAATGCTGATGGTAGCTTTGTTCGTAACGTGTCTCTAAACAGTTCCACTGGATCAGTTGGTGATGGCGGTAACGAAATCCTAGGTGGAATTTACTATTTGTGGCTTACTGGTAATGCTATTACTGCTTTTGGCGGTTATATTTATGGACTACTTTTTGATAATTTCATACAAACCGATGGTAACATTAAAATCTACATTGGTAAGTGGATATGGAACGGCGGAGCTAGTGATGGTACTTGGGTAGCTTATTATCCAGTTAATACTACTACTAACCTGATCAATTCTTACTCTCTTGCTGGTCTGACTAATGACGGAACTAACCTATACATTGCTTACACACATTACACTAACTATAAGTTGTACGTAAAAAAGATCACAACAGCAGGGGTGTTAGTCAGTACTGCTATCAGTACAACATCATTAGGTGTTGATGAAGTGCGTGGTTTTGCAATTGGTACGTTTGATTTTGGTGGTGCAAGTTACTATGCTGTAGTAAATGACGGTTTGGTTAAGTTTATAAATGTAACCACCAATGTTATTACCCCAGATTTTGAGTTTCCATTAGTTACTACTTCTACATATGCGTTAGGATATGACGCATCAGGTTTTTATACATTAAATAGGACAGCAAAAATACAACGACATAATGGGCCAACATGGATTGCATCATTTGGCCCTTCAAGTATGACTATTCCTGCTGTTGCAACTTACTACGATAGTGTCGGAACAACCTATGAAGGAAGTGCATCTCCTCCTACTAATATCCTAGTTAAAAAACGTGCAAAAATACAGTTAAGTATGCCGGGTTGGGTTTCAGATACAAGTACAGTAGATTCTGTGAATCAATTGAAATTCTATCTTAAGATTAGCGGAACATACTACCCACAAGGGTCTACGTCTACTGGTACGTTAATTATCGGTACTATCATAAGTACAGGTAGTCAGCCTCCTGTGGCATCAACATTCCCAGGTGCTGTACCGGGATTCATTGGTAACCCTAGCGGGTCACTAAAAATCTCTGGTGATGGTACAATTCGTAGTAAGCTTATGCAATCCGTTATGATTAAATCTGGGTCTGTTGCACTTACTGCTAACGCACTTACTCAACTGGGTAGCTGGACTCTTAGTGATAACACAGCACCTGTTACGTTTGATTTAGTAAATGGTGTTATTACAACTACTGAGGATGGCTATTGGGATGTTAATTTCTTCGGAAGGTGGCCTTATTTCGGATCAGCATTTACTAGACTTATTGCTATTCTAGCAGACGGCGTAGTCGTAGGGAATCCTGAAGCGCAAGGTGGAGCTAACTGGGCATATATGACTGCAAGAGTCATTGGAATGTATTTTCCTGCTGCTACTGATTTCACTTTCATGGCAATGACTACGACCAATGCTTCATTTAATACAGCTACAATGACAAACCCGACACTCACAATGCCGATGTCAAATGTAACTGTTAGGAGAGTGTGATTGTGAGAGAACGTAGGTTAACACCTTGGTCACTATTGAAAGAACCTAAATTCATTAGTGCAATGATGGTTACAGCGTATGGATTGATGGTGGGCACAGGTTTATTACTCATCTTCGCACCACCTGATGAAATTGTATCTCATTCATGGATACTTGTAGGTTATCTTGTTGGTGGATTATTTATAACTGGGGGGTTTTTTGGGGCATATAGCCTACATGGTGGTGAATGGTGGATCGAAAGATCAGGGGTAATACTTCTACAAGGAGCTATGTTCGGATATATCTTTACATTTTGGAGTCTAGACAACTCTTTTACTGAGGACTGTATCAGAACCCTATTGTCATTCGTTATCATGTGTCTTTTGGCTATGCGGTTCTACAAGATTCGGGGATTAACCCTAGACCCGACAAAATAAAGGATCACCCCCAATGACACTGGATTGGCCACTCCTAATTACTGCAATTTCTACTCTTGCTGGAACATTAGGAATACGAGAATTACTAAGAGGGTGGTCTGCAAAAAAATCAGGTTCTGCGCTTGAGGAAAAAGAACGCTACAAGGAGCTCTTGCGGGAAAATGATAGAAAAGATGATAGAATTGATCGCATTCTAGAAGATAATAGAAAGCAGAGAGAATACTCATCTTTACTACGCAGATTACTAATTGAGAATGGGGTCAAATTATCAGATTTACCAACTTGGCCCTCAAATACGAAATAACAAAGGAGACAGTATGACTCAGGAAACCTTACCTTTAGAGGACGAGGAAGTATCTGACGAAGAGCTTGCGGACAACCAGCCTCCGGCTGACCCACAGGTAGAAGGAACAGAAGGTGAGCCTACATGACAGGAACAATTGCTGAACTTGTAAACGCTGCTGACTTCTACAATGCACTGCATCTTGGTTACGACCAAAGTAACCGATGGTATTTAGTGCTAAATGGAGAATGTGACTGTTCTTCACTCTGCGGTTCAATCATTAAGAAGGCCGGTTATCCTATCGACCTCAAGACAATGCCATTTTATACTGGTAATTTCGCACAGAGAGCAAAAGCTGCTGGATTTGCCATTCTGAAATTTACGAGTCTTAGTCAAATTAAGACTGGGGACTTCTTAGTAACTCCCGGTCATCATGTGGAGTTTGTCTATAACGCACGTACATTCTTTTCAGCTAGATTTGATGAGAATGGTCATGCTTCTGGTGGAAAAACAGGAAATCAGAACAATCGAGAGACTGGTTTTGTTCCTGCTAATGTGCGTCCCGGTGGATGGACTTATATCTGTCGTCCGCCTGCTGATATTGTTGTAGTTCCTCCCGTTGTAGTTCCTCCTGTGGTAAAGACAACTGTCACAGCACAATTTACTATTGCACATTGTTCGTTAGATGCAAAACAGTTTGGTGGTCCAGATGATTATGCTGGAATTGCTGAAAAGTTATTTGCAACAGGTGCAGATATCATCACACTGACTGAATCTGTCTCAGGAGGCAGAAGCGTTTTTGATTCTGTTCTCGAGAAATTGTCAAAGGATAAATGGGAACGAGAGATTCATCCCGGTGGTAAGATTGCGGTATTGTACAATGCGGATAAGTTCACACCGCGTGCGATTCGACAGCTTACATTCAAAAATGGTGACCCTTGGCATGGCATTCTGTTCCTTCCTGTGGTTGAAAAGACCACAGGGAAGGGGGTTGATATTGGAGTAATCCATGTTCGTCCGACTGTTGTTGCAACTCCTGCTCAAAAAGTATCTGATATTAAAAAGGGTCTTACTAAAGTAGGTACTTGGGATACAATTATTCAAGGAGATTTTAATAGCGATCCGGATGCTTTAATGGCGTCGAAGGGTTACATTCAAATTTCAAAACGTGGAGTTACAGTAGGAAAATCGTCTGAATATGACAATGCCTACATGAACAAAACTGCAAAGATCAAAGTTATCAGTGCCTCCATATTTGATCCTGGTAAATACTCGGATCATATGTTTATCGTTGAGACAGTAGAAGTAGAGGGTGTTAAATGAAGAAGTTTATTGATGAGAATGTAGCTCCGTATTGGAAAGCTGTTATGGGCTTTGTAATTCCGGGAGTTGTTGTCCTGTCAAATGCTCAATTGTCTAAAGGTCACATCGATGCAAGTGACTGGACATTAGCTTTGTTCGCTTGTATTCTTACATCTGGCGGTGTTTACGCCGTAGCCAATAAGAAGGAGTTAGCGTGAAGAAATTAGTTAGTGTTATCCTTGCACTTTTCCTTGCTGTATGGTCAATGTTTGTATTTGCTCCTACAGCAAGTGCAGCTGTTGTTCATCCTACTAGTTGTACGTACACTATTAACAACGGAAACTTAAATCCAACGTTAGTTGCTAGGTGTTACAACACATCTAAGCAGTATCGTGCAGTAGCTTGGTGTCAGGTCGCTTATGCTTATGGCGACTGGGTATCTGGTGGAGTATCTTCTAAAGCAACTTGCTTCTTAGTGTTTGTTGATGCTCCAAAATCGGGCGTTCAGTTCCGATAACATAAACTTGTCACCCCTGTGGTGGCAATAAAAAAGAAGGCCCGGTTAGTCCTTTTCTCCTTGGGGACTAACCGGGCCTTCGTGTTTTTATTTAGTTATTCTGCAATCTGCAGGATAGATTCCCATGAACTGAATGCAGCTTTAATTACGTAATCTACGTAGAATGTAACAACTGCACCATTCACTTCAAGTGATTCAGCTTCAATTTCTATATTTGGACGTGCATCAAGAAACGTTACTGTCCATTTATTCATGTTCTAAATCCCAAATCTAGTAGTTGTGCACGAAATGCTATTTCATAGGGTAAGGCATTAAACTTAAACTTCGGATTGTTGACTGCAAAATAAGTCAAATGCCGCATTCCGTCATTAGCATGACGAAACGCTTTTGAATATAGATTCATATCCTTTAGTACTTGGTCAGGAACG